ACGCGTTCAAGCCGATCTGGGATATGATCAAAGCCGACCCCGAGCTCGGCGAAGCGCTGCACCTCCAAACCCATCTGAGGAAGGTCACGCACCGGCAAACCGGCGCCTTCCTCAAGGTCATCGCCGCCGACAGCCAGACGGTCGCCGGCAAGAAGACCGTCGGCCTCCTCGTCGAGGAGCTCTGGGAATTCGGCAAAAAGGCCGACGCCGCCAATGTGCTGCGCGAAGCGATGGGGGGCCTGGCCTCGCGGCCCGAGGGCTTCGTCATCTATGTGACGACGCAATCGGACGAGCCGCCCGCCGGCGTCTTCCTCGAGCAGCTCAATCGGTTTCGGAAGATCCGCGACGGCGAGATCGAAGATCCGCGCAGCCTCGGCGTCCTCTACGAGTTTCCGCCGGCGATCATCGAGGCCAAGGCCTACGAAAATCCGGACAATTGGTACATCACCAATCCCAATCTCGGCGCGTCGGTCGACGTCGAATATCTCCTCGAGCAGCACTCGCAGGAAAAAGAAAAGGGCCAGCACGCCCTCAATGGCTTCTACGCCAAGCATCTCAATGTCGAGATCGGCCAGACCTTGCGCGCCGACAATTGGCCGGGCGCGCGCTTCTGGGAAGGCGCGGGCGAACCGGGCCTGACGCTCGATACCATCCTTGATCGCTCCGACGTCGTCACGATCGGCGTCGATGGCGGCGGCCTCGATGATCTCCTCGGCCTCGCCATCCTCGGCCGCGACCGCAAGACCAGGCGCTGGCTCCTTTGGGCGCATGCCTGGGCGCATCGCGGCGTCCTGACCTTGCGCAAGGAAATCGCGCCGCTTCTCCATGATTTCGAACGCCGCCTCGACTTGACCATCGTCGATCGGATGGACGACGCGTTCGATGCGCTCGCCAAGCTCTGCGATCGCATCAACCGGCGCGGCCTTCTCAACAAGGTCGCCTTCGATCCGGCCGGCGTGAAGCTGATCGTCGACAAGCTCGCCGCGCTGGAGACCCCGATCAGCGAAGAGACCGAACAAATCCAGGGCGTGCGCCAGGGCTATACGCTGCAAGGTACGATCAAGTCGACCGAAGACAAGCTCTCGGACGGCGAACTCGTCCACTGCCAGCAGCCGCTGATGGCCTGGTGCGTCGGCAATTCGAAAGTCGAGCAGACCGGCAACGCCATCATCGTCACCAAGGCGGTCTCCGGCATCGGCAAGATCGATCCCTTGATGGCGACCTTCAACGCGGTCGCGCTGATGACGCTCAATCCGGAAGCCAAGGGCTCTGTCTACACGGGAGAGCGCGGGCTAATCGTCTTCGGCTGAGGATCGCGTCATGGGTCTCCTTTCGCGCCTCATCAGTTTTTGGCGCGCCGACGACTCGACGCAAGACGAGCTGCTCTGGAATTCGAATCTTTTCTCGGCGGAATCGGTTTCCGGCGTCCAGGTCAACCAGCAGACCGCGCTGAATTCGACGGCGGTCCTCGCTTGCGTGACCATGCTGGCCGAGGACTTCGCCAAGCTCACGCCGTCGATCTATCGCATCGATCCGGACACCGGCGCGCGAGTCCCGGCCGACGATCATCCGCTCTACGATCTCCTGTACCAACCGAACGATTGGCAGAACTGGTTCGAATTCGCCGAAATGCTGATGTGCAGCTTGTTGCTGCGCGGCAACGGCTACGCGGTCATCTGTCGCAACGGCCGCGGCGACCCGGTGAAGCTCGTCCCCGTCAACGCCGATTGGGTCGCGCTGTGGGAAGCGCCGGACGGCGAGATTTTCTATCGCTGCACGCCGAACGGCCTGCATATGATGGCCGAACTGAGGAAGGAGCCCTTCCTCATCCCGGCCGAGGACATGTTCCATCTCCGCGGCTTTTCGGCCAACGGGCTCCTCGGCGCCTCGCGCATCGCGCTCGCAAAAGAGGCGATCGGCCTTTCGCTCGCCCATGAGCAGCAAGCCTCGCGCTGGTTCGGCAATAAGGCGACGCTGTCCGGGGTCCTGTCGACCGACCAGAAACTGACGGCCGACGCCGCCAAGCGGATGGCGCAGGATTGGAAGGACGCCAAGGGCGGCCTGCAGAACGTCGGCAAGATCGCGGTCCTCGAGCAGGGCCTCAAATATATGCCGATCGCCATGACGGCGAACGACATTCAGTACATTTCATCGCGCACCTTCCAATTGCAGGAGGTCGCGAGAATCTGGCGCATTCCGCTGCACTTGCTCGGCGATCTGACCCGCTCGACCAACAACAACATATCCCAGCAAAGCCAAGAATACGTCAATTTCACCCTCTCGGCCTATACCGAGCGCTGGCGCTGGAAGATGCACCAGACCTTCGGGCTTCGGCCGCAAAAGCTCTTCATCGATTTTGATCTCTCGACCTTGATCCGCGCCGACGAGACGAGCCTCATCAACAACAACGCGCGCGCCATCACCTCGTCGCAGATGACCTCGGAAGAGGCGCGCATCCGGCTCGGCATGGACCCAAAACCGAAGCTCGGCAAATTGCTCGCCCCGTCGAACCTTTCTTCGCCGGGCAGCAACGCGACCGGCGCGGGCGCAGATGGCGGCGGCCGTCCCGAAGGCACGACGGATTCGGAGTTGGGCAAATGACCCTCGGCGTTCAGCGCTCGACCTTGCTGCGCCTGGCGGCCGCGCCGCTCGTCTCGACCCGAACTGAAGATGATCGCACGATCGATTATATCTTCTCGGACGAGAGCGTCGCGCGCGACGGCCATACGATCGCGACCTCGGGCTGGGTCCTCGACAATTATTTGAAAAACCCGGTTTTCCTTTGGGCCCACGATTCCACGGCGCCGCCGATCGGCCGCGTCGTCAGGATAGGCGCCGAGGGCGGCCAACTGACCGGAACGGTCCGCTACGCCGGCGCCGATGAATATCCTTTCGCCGATACGATCTTTCGCCTGACCAAGGGCGGCTTTCTCAACGCCGCTTCGGTCTCCTGGAAGCCGATCGACTGGCGCCATGCGACCGATAAGAGCCGGCCGGGCGGCATCGATTTCAAGCGCCAGGAGCTGCTCGAAGTCTCGGCGGTCCCGGTTCCCGCGCTGGCGAGCGCTCTGGTCACCGCCCGCGGCGCCGGGATCGACACCAAGCCTTTGTTCGACTGGGCCGAGCGTGCGCTCGATCTCGGCGGATTCGCCGTTCTGCCGCGCGAAGAGCTCGAGCGCCTGAGAAGGGAAGCCAAAATGCCGGCTGGACAACGAGCGCCCGCTCCGGGCGTCGAGGAACCGACGCCGCCCGTACGAGAAACTCCGGTCGAACCGGCGGTTATCGTTCCTCCAAAGCTGACCAAGCGCTCGCTCTGGCATGTCGGCTGGCTCGCCATGCTGCTCGACGATCTCGGCTGCCTGCAGAAGGCGAGTGAGTACGAAGCGGCGATCGAAGAAGACAATTCGCCAGTTCCAGGTCAATTCCTCGAGGCGCTCAAAACGCTCGGCCAGGTGCTCGTCGCGATGACCATCGAGGAAGTGACGGAGCTGCTCGCCGGCGAGGATGAGGAAGACCTTTCCGGCGACGTGATGGCCATGGCCTCGCCGCTCGATCTGAAGCGCTCGGCGTTCCGCACGTTGCGACGCGTCGAGCCGGCGATCCTGCCCGGGCTCATCACCGTCATGCGCGAGATCGCAGCGGGCAACACTCTCACCATTCGCAATCAGCTCGGCGTTCCGCTTCTTCGCGCTGGGAAAGTCCTTTCCAAAGAGAACGAGCGTTGCCTTCGCGACGCGCTCGAGCTGCACGGCCGCGCCTGCGACATGGTTCGATCGGTCTGCGACAAGAACAAGGACGACGAGGACCCCGAAGAGGACGACGACGATCCGGACGCCGACGATCGCGCGCTGCGCGCTCGCAAGGCCGCGGCGCGCAAGCGGAAGCTGTCGCTAGCAGTCTGAGCGGTCAAATATGATCGTTAGGTGTCGGCGGTACAATGATCTCGATCGCCGTTCTATATCGCACGAAGCCCGCGCCGATCGGCTCTTTCTGGACCTTTTTGAATTCGATGAGCTTCGCGGCGAGTTCGAAAGCGATTTGCTCGGTGAAGGCCCTCGTCAAAAGGTCGGGGACATCCGCTTCCGGAATCGAATCGTTGAGCTCCTGAACGCACGAGAGTTTCTTGATCCGATCGGCCGCGATCGTGCGGATGTTTGATTGTTCTCCGTCAGCCATTTGCTGATTTAGCACGGAATCCCTGGCGGCTCGCCGCCAGGTGGCCCTTTCTCATTGGAGCCTTGGGCAAGCCCCGACCGCCGCGTCGTGAGACGCCGCTTCCCCGCCGCGCCGTGAGGCGCCGCATTGATGGAGCCTCCCTACATGGAAAAGCTCGCTGAGCTTCGCCGTAAACTCGGCGTGCTGACCGACGAATTGAACACCGACGCCATCCTCGCCGACGCGGCCCTCTACCAGGCCAAGGAGGCGGAGATCGTCGCGCTCGAAGGCCAGATCGCGCGCGCGACCGCCGCGCAAGGCCGCTCGGCCGCGCTCGCCCGCCCGACCAATCTCGAGGCCGGCCATGGCGGCGACCCCGAAATCGAATGGACGCCGCCGGCGCGCCGTTTCGGCCTCGAGGCCGATCAGCTCGCCCGCAGCGAGTTCGGTCGCATCGCCGCCAATCAGTTCTCGCGCTATCTCGACCGCGCCCGGGCGCAGACGCGCTTTACGCCCGATGCGACGAAGCATTTCCGCAGCTTCGGCGAGCAGCTCCAGGCGGTCTTCAAGGCCGCGACGGGCGTGCGCGAGGTCGACGGACGCCTGGTGCGCGCCCCGACCGGCGCCGGCGAAGTTGATCCGACCGGCGGCGGCTTCCTCGTCCAGACCGACTTTTCGACCGCGATCTGGATGCTCGCCCATGACATGGGCGAGATCCTCGGCCGCGTGAACAAGGTTCCGATCTCGAGCAATTCGAACGGGCTGAAAATCCCGGGCGTCGACGAAACGAGCCGCGCGACCGGGTCCCGCTGGGGCGGCGTCCAGTCGTACTGGGTCGGCGAGGGAACGACGGTCACCAACACCAAGCCGAAGTTCCGCCTGATCGAGTTCGATCTGAAGAAGCTGATGTCGGTCATGTATATGAGCGACGAGCTCCTCCAGGATTCGACAGCTCTGACCGCAATCGCCGGCCAGGCGTTCTCGGAAGAAATTATGTTCATGACCGAGGACGCGATCGTCGAAGGTACGGGCGCGGGACAGCCGCAAGGCGTGCTCGTGACGCCGGCGCTCGTTTCGGTCGCCAAACAGACCGGGCAGGCCGCGGCGACGATCGTTCGCGAGAACATCGACAACATGTGGATGCGCGCCTGGGCCCGCTCGCGCAAGAACGCCTGCTGGTTCATCAATCAGGACTGCGAGCCGCAGCTCAACCAACTGAACCAGGCGGTCGGCCTCGGCGGCCAGCTCGTCTATATGCCGCCGGGCGGTCTTTCCGGCGCTCCCTATGCGACGCTCTATGGGCGTCCCTTGGTGACGACGGAATACAACGCGGCTCTCGGCACGCAAGGCGACATCCTGCTCGCCGACCTCTCGCAATATACCTTGATCGACAAGGGCGGCGTTCAGGCGGCGACTTCGATGCATGTCGCGTTCCTGACCGACGAGATGGTCTTCCGCATCACCTATCGCGTTGACGGCAAGTCGATGTGGACGACGGCGATCACGCCGTTCAAGGGCTCGAACAGCCGCTCGCCCTTCGTCGCGCTCGCCAACCGCTGATCGCGGCTCTTCGCATAAAGGGCGCCGGCGTTCGCGCTGCCGTCGCTCCGCCTTCCCTTTTCGTCCCTCGGCTCCGCTGCGAGCCAATCGGAGGATCCTTCCATGGCTCGTCAGTTTTCGATGCCCTATCAAATCCCGCCCGTCACGTTGCTCCCGGCTGCCGCGGACGCGGCCGGCCGCACCGGCGTCTATGCCTCGCTGCGCAATGCCCTCAAGGCCTGGATCGTTTGCGAGGTCAATCAGGGCAACGCCGCGACGGTTGAGTTCATCCCGCTGCAGGCGACCGACAGCCTCGGCACCAACTCGAAGGCGATCAGCGCCGCGCCGATCTGGCTCGTCGCCGACACCTCGGTTTCGGACGCGCTGGTCGCGCAGGCCGCGGCCGCAAACTTCACGACCTCGGCGACCCTCAAAGACAAGCTCGTCGTCTTCGAGATCGAGCCGGAGGCCGCGCTCGACATGGCCAATGGCTTCAACCACATCGCCATTCAGACCGGCGCTTCGAACGCCTCCAACGTCACCGCGGCCCATCTCTTCATCCTGGGCGCGGTGCAGGCCGCTTCCCCGCCGACCACGATCGCCTGATCGACGCCTGATCCGGCCTTTTAACGACAAGAACGCGCCGCCGCCGGCGGCGCGTCGACCCTTTTTCATTCCCGCCGCGCCCCGAGGCCCGCCATGCTCGCTCAGTCGACCCGCATCAACACCGCCAATCACGTCGAGATCGTCGACACGGTCACCCAAGAGACGCTCGACGGGATGGCGGCGGTCCGCTTCGTCGATGACTTCCTCGGCCAGGCCGCGGTCGCCATCCCCGCCGTCGGCTCCGCGGTCGACGGCTTCCCCTGGGTCAAGAAGATCGTCGGCGCCGCGCCGCCGACCGTGGC